TATTCTATATTATTAGTTACTACTAATATACCTCCACCTAGAGCTCTCATTGTAGGTAATGAAAAAATTATATCTCCTAAATCACCACTATGGTGAAATTTATTCTTATAAAATTGCCTTGCTGCAGAAGGTAATCCTTTAGTCATATAACCGTGAAATCCAAATTGACCACTATATTGTTGTTGTTCAATACTAAATGCATCTTTAGTATGAAAAGGAGCAAAAGTTAATCCAGCTTTTTTAATTTTTTTAATATGTTTTTGATAAAAAGCATCTTCTTGTTCATCTACTTCATAATCTTTAAACATTTCAGCAGTGGTATCTAAAAACTTTTTACTTCTTAAACTAAATCCTCCATTACCGATTTCATCACCGCTTGTTAAGTAAAAAGGTGCCCCTATATAATCATAATTAAAAAATTCTCTTAATATTTTATTGTAGTTTAATATAAACCCATCCCATTGAGATATTAAACAGAATTCTGTATCAACGTATTTGTATAATTCCTTTACTGCAAATGTATCATAATCATCTAAACAAGTAATAGGTTTCATATCAACGGTTTTACTATTAATAATTTTTATATTAGTAATACCGATACTATTATACATGTAAATAATTTTTTCTAATTCTTCTTCATGACCTTCATCTATAAAAATTACAGTTACCTTTTCATTAAATTCTGAAGTAGGTACTTCAATATTTTTACAACCGTCTTTTATTGGTAAAATTAAGTCTTTAAACTTATCATATAAATGTATACTACCTTGTAATTCTATTCTTACGTTATCCCAGTCATTATCAAGATAACCTAAAAATACAATTTTATCACACTCTTTATCCAAAGTTTCAAAAAAGAAATCATCTGTGTACTTTGTGTCAATTCTTTTTAAAAGGATGTTTTCTTTGTCTTCAAATCCAATAAAAATAAAATCGTAGTTTTTTAAACTAAACTTTTCTGGAATTTTAAATTTATAAGTAAAGGTTTTCATATGACATTATAATAACCACCAATTTTAAATTTAGATTTCATATTAATAGATCCAATATCGCTCTCTTTATATCTAAAAAAAGGCATAACTCTAAAATCCACACTTACTCTTGTACTATTGGACACGTTCTTTTTATTTCCATGGGTTAAATTAGAACCATCCCATTCTAAAATTTGACCATAATTTACTAATGCAGGGGAAAAATCATTTTTATCTTCTACTGATTCATACCAAAAAGTATTATGTTCATTAGTATCAGTAAAAGGTAAATAATAATTAATTTCTTGTACCGTTTCAGCCCAATTTTTATCTCTATAATCTTTATCTTTATGCCATTCACCTACAGCTACATTATTAGCTAAATGAACTCTGAATGTAGGTATTTTTTGATAAACTATTTTATCATTATATAAAGGTTTAATTATTTCTTTAATAAAGGTTTCATAATAGTTTAAAAATCTTCTATTATTTTTATAATATAATTTGTGCCAATCGGTACTTTGATCTTTATCTCTAGTTAATATATCGTAAGATTTACTTTCGTGTAAATTAACTAAACTATCTACATTTAAAGCTTCACAGATTATTTCAAAAAAAGGAAAATCTTCGGTGTTGTAGTTTATAATCATTCCACATCAATATTTCTACTTAAAACTTTTTTCTCAAAACCGTAAGGTAATTCAAAATCTTGCACATCTTCAGTTAAATTAATAAAATTGTTAATACAACTACACATTGCATTACCTTCTACTCTTACATTATTAGGTTTAACAATGACAGGTGTAATATTTTTATCTTTCCAACCTAACTGTTCAATGTAAGTAAATTCTTTTGCTTGTTCAATTTGAGTTTGACCATCAGGTAATTTAAATATTGTTTCATCAATATTACCTCTTTCATCCCATTTAAAGTCTGAAAATTGAGTCATATCTTGATAAACGTATAAAATTTCAAATTTATCATTACCATACTGATTTTTTATAATATCGGAAACTTCACTTAATTGTTCTAAATCATATGCAACAGGTTTAGCGTCATATTGAGCATCATGATCAGGCCATTTAGACCAATACCAAACGTACTTATGACGTACGAAAAGAAGTCTGCGCTTATTCTCTTTAAGTAGCTTAACTAATCGCTTACTTCTACGTGTATATATCTCAGTAGTAGCTTCTTCATTTATCCGATTAGTTTCTTGACCGTTTTCATCTTGAAAGTAAATGACATGAGCAAAATCTACACCGCTTTTAGGGTAAAAGTCTTTAAACTCATCTTTAAAGATTTGAGGTAGTACATCAATTCTAGTTACTTGCCAGTCGAATGGAAAAGATGACTTTCTCATATAATTGAGTGACTGACCTACACAACACCTATGACCTAAACTTACGAAATAGTCAAATTCTTTATCAAATAAAGAATTTTCAGGTGCTTTGTGAAAATTAGGAACGTTCCATCCGGCTGACATAAACTAATTTAAGTTACTAAATTAAACTTTCAATGCTTTATCATAAAGAAGTAAATGTAATCTTGGACTAAAGTTAAAGTGATACTCCTTAGCTATCTCAGCCACATCAGCAGCTACTTGAATATGTTCCTTACGACTACCTGCACATGGCATTAGCCAAATACGACCGGAAGGTATATCAAATTTATCAACATAATCAGTCATGATTTCATCCATATCACGTCGACTCTGAATAACAAACTTAAACCCTGAATTATGCATTGTATGCCAATCAAGTACTTCTTCAATATAACGTTTATTTTTTGGATCACCATTTGACTTTAGTTTAGGTGAAGTAGTAAAGGTAGCTTGAAAATCTGTAACCCATCTTTCTTCAGGATATAAAGTTGCATTAGTTTCAAAGTCAATACGAGGTACAAAACCCCACTCTTGGTTCAAGTAATCGATAAACTTAAGGAGTTTAGCTTGCTGAATGAGAGGTTCACCACCAGTTAATTTAAGAATTGCACCGTTGAAAAGATGTTCTTTATAACCTTCATCTTCCATCATACACTTAATATGATTAAAAGACATTTTATTCTTAACACTCCACGAAACGTAACTATCACACCCATATGGAGCATCTTCTGATTTAAAGCCGATGCAGGTCAAATTGCACATGCTCATACGCATAAAAACACTTGGCATACCAACATACTCGCCTTCACCCTCAATAGTATAGAATACTTTATCGTCACTAAGAAAAATAGTCTCGTCTTTCAGTTCAATCATACCATTATTATATATTATAGCAATTGTTTGTCAAGCATAAATACATATATATGGCAAGAAAAAACACGCGGTTGACCGCAATTTTCGAACCGGAATCATTTAGTTCAAATGATTATGAAACACAAAATTGGGAACTTAACTTTAATATTAAAGCTAAGTTTAAATTTTCGGAAAAGCATCAAAGGTTTATACAAACATTAGTAGATGAAAAAACGAAAATGGTATTTGCAGATGGGTTTGCAGGTACTGCTAAAACGTATTTATCAGTGTACGGTGCTTTAACATTATTAGAAGCTAAAAAAGTTGATCAGATAATTTACCTTAGAAGTGTGGTTGAATCTGCTACACAAAAGATAGGTCATTTACCTGGAGAATTGGAACAAAAATTCCAACCTTACTCTCTTCCCTTATTGGATAAACTTGATGAATTGGTTTCAAAAACAACATCAGATAAACTAATAAAACAAGAGTATATTAAATGTTTACCTGTTAATTTTACAAGAGGTTTAACATTTCATAACTCAGTTGTTATAATTGATGAAGCTCAAAATCTCACAAGGCAAGAGCTTGTTACTTTATTAACAAGATTTGGTGAAGATTCTAAGTATGTTATTATCGGTGACACTAACCAGAGTGATATTAACGGTAAATCTGGATTTAAACCTATATTGCAAGCATTTGATACCGATAATAGTATGGTTAACGGTATTCATACCTTTAAGTTTGAAAAAACAGAAATTGTAAGAAGTAAACTTCTTAAACATATTGTTCAAGTATTAGAATCGCTTTGATTCTTCCCCAGTTCAAGTAATTCTTTAATAGCCTCTTCAGGCGATATTGTTTTTATATCATTCTGAAGAGGCTTTTTTTCCCCCGGTGAGGGTTTTGATATTTCTGCCATTTTAGCAAAAACATCTTGTTGTAGTTTATTAATAGATGGATCTCTTTCGATATCCATTATCGTCTCATACCATCACCTTGAGAAGCACCCCAAGATGTACCACCGAATGGGTTTGAAAGATCATGAGTTTTTCTAGTAGGTCCAACTGCTGCGGCATACGGGTTATTAGGATCTTTACCAGGTTCAGTATGAACTTCTGCTTTGGTAGCAGTAGATGTATTTTCTGGAGTTGATGGTGTGAATTCATCTTTCTTACTTTCTTCTTCTTTAAAAGTAATAGTTTGTACATGCTTATTAGTATATGTTGCACTATTACTTTCATGTTCCCAAACTTCAACCTTCTCTACATCACACCTACCGTTAGTCATTGCAGATACATAAATGCTAGCAATATCAAAACACTTCTTAGCAAACATCTCAATACCAACACCGTCATCAATACGAAGATCAATAACACCTTTTCGATTTAGGTCATTAAAGTCATCTAGAAAAGGGTCATGCTTAGAAATAATAGTAGTATGATCGAAGTGTTGTTGAAGTTTATCTTTAAGACCCTTTAGACCACCAAAATCGACACACCAATTGTTTTCATCAAGTTCATTACAACCAAACCAAAACTTAGCAGTTAACCTGTAGCCATGAATAAATCTACAATGCGATTTTGCCATCGGTTGTCTAAAAGCGCACGAACCGAGCTCAATAACTTTAGTACTTTCAAATTTAGCCATACCCTATTATAATAAGATATCTGCAACTATCAAGACTTTTTCTTTTTAAAAGGTCGTGGGCATTTAGTACCTTTTACGTGGCGGTGACCACATCTACCACATAAAGTTTTTTTAGCTTCTAGTAAAGCATTTTTATCTACGTATAAAGAAGTAATTTCATCCATTTTAGACTTCATTTTAGACTTACCTGCTTTATTAAGAGCTATAGCTACTGCTTGTTCCTGAGCTTTCTTTTTAGAAGAAGGTTCACTAGTACCTATTTTACCTTTCTTCTTATAGGATCCCATAAGCTCACTAATGTTATCACCTATAATCTTGTCTGTTTTACCTTTCTTAAGCGGCATTTTTTAATACTTTCTTATATAATGTAGTTAAATCTTTATCTGATAATCCACCTTGTTTGAGATATACTTCAATATCGTCAATACTATCTGTATTTTTAATTTGTTCTATTACTTTATTATCTAACTGTTTAGATAATTTTTTAGCAATAAACTTCTTAAACATTTTTATAGCTCCGGGTTTACTAGGTGTTATAACTGGTTTTTTAACATCGAATATACCAGGATTAGAACCACCTGGCATTAAAACTTTTAACAAAGGAGGTATACCACCGACCATGGGTCCACCACAAGCCTCATTTGAAAGTTCATGTAAAACAAACCCTTCATAACTTTCGCTCTCTTCAAAGCCCTGATTAAGAGTTGGATCTACTTTGAACCTAATATACCTTAACCCTTTGCTCTTTAAGCATTCGGTTAATATACTGTCAAAGTCTTTCATAACATTAATATTTAAGCAGACTTATAATCAATTACATCTAATAGGGTGGTGTAGAAAGGTTTTTTACTATCACCATGATAACAAGGTTCATTTTCATGACCGTGATTCCAATTATCAAACCAAAATAGATTATAATCGTGTAACTGACAAATTATACTATAATAAGGTTCTTCAGTAAATGGCATTATATCATGATCATCAGTAAACCTATTAAATGCTTCCATGTATAACGGCATAATAACATTATCTAGCTCATCAAAACTACCTCCAAAGAATGTACCTACAGTCCAACACGGGTATTCACACCAATGATTTTCTGGAGCATTTACACAATTGGACATAGTAAAAGCTTTTTTATCATCACTTCCTTCTCTTGCTCTACGTCCGGAATTCCAACCATATAATTCGTAAAATATTTTACTTGTTTTACTTCCAAAATCAGGCCAATCAAATTCAGCTAGTCTATCGTTTTGTTGATCTTGGCAAATAAAAAACCATTCTTTATCCTCAAAAATACGTTTAATACCATCTGTAATTTTTTCGTTAAAAATATTATTTTGATTTTCTGGCCAATAATGTGAATCAGGGTAATGTTCTTCTAATTCATGAGGGTATCGATATTCACCACCACCTAAAGATAAAGGAATTTTACACCATTCACTCACACCAGCGTCAATCCAAAATACTTTATCACAACCCCATTCATTATTACGTGCCATGCTACACCATTTTAGTTTCCAGTGACATAATAATTCATTACGAGGGGCATACATCATTTTTTTAATGCCTTTTTGATCATCATGTCGACCATCATGCCATACAAACTTATTTTTAGTTTCTAATATTTCATATGAACGAGGCCATTCAAATAAATCACACCCGATAACTTTAAATTCTTTCCAAAAAGGTTTTAGCCATTCAGTCATTTGCTCAACCATATGAGGCCAGCAGTATAAATGCATAGGCATATTTAACTTAGCAAGATTTTTCAAAGAACCTATATAAAGTCCTTCATCGTTATCTTTACCACCAACTAACCAGTCGGATCTTCCATTATAAACACAAGTAACTAGAATGGGTTTCATATCATTTCGTATCTCAAATATTCAAAATCTTCTTTATAGTAATTAT